TTGATGCAAACGGCGTTTTAAGAAACGAGTGCGTATTAGAAAACGGCGTATTTCAACGCCTAACAAGCGACGAAGAAACACACTTGTTTGAATATCTACTAGAGCACCAAGAAAAAATAGGCGTAGTGCAAATCAAGACAAGAGAAAGCGAAGTAAAACAAAACCAAATAGCGGCGAATAACACACAGCTTTTACCAGCTGACCCAGACGCACCACTAAAAATGAGCAATGAAGCAAGAGCAAGGCTAGGGCTATCCGCCATTGCGTTAAATTTTGCAAAGAGAGCGTGAGATGAAAGCTGTATATATCACAATAGCCGAAAGCGGAGCTAGCATAATCGCAAAGGTAGCAGCCGAAAACAAAAAGATACTTGATAGCTTTGAAGTAAGTCGCAAGGACGCAAGCGGAGTGCTTGAAATATTGAGAAAGTGGAACGAGAAGCACAAAAACGATGACACAAAGGGGCTATTTTGAGGCTAACTAAAAGCAAAAATAAAGCCTACCAACTAAGACTACTTGAAGCGTATCCACTTTGCCAAATATGCGAGAAACAACAAAGCATAGAGTGCCACCACGTAAAATACGGCAGATTTGGAGCAGATAAGGACGACAGCAAGCAAATAGCCGTTTGTAGAGAGTGTCATCAATGGTGTCACGCACACAAGCACGAGAGCATAGAAAAATACGAGGAGGTAGCTGATGAGAATTGGCAACGTTTCGGTGAATGTTAGGAATAAATATCACAACCGCAAGACCAAAGGCTTTGATAGTGCCAAAGAGTGGCGACGTAACCAAGAGCTGGAAGCCTTACAGCGAGTAGGCGAGATAAGCGAGTTAAACCGCCAAGTGCCGTTTGTGCTAATGCCAAGCTACACCATAGCAGACGAAACAACAAAACAAGGCTTTAGAACCGTGCGCGAGATCAGATACATAGCGGATTTTACATACCGCCTTAAAAATGGCAAAAGGATAATAGAGGACGTTAAGGGAATGCAGACGGAGGTTTTTAAGATCAAACGAAAACTACTAGAGAGAAAAATAGCTCTTGGAGTAATAGAGGGCGAGTTTAGGATTTATTGATGGCGAAGATAACAGAGGTGGTAAAAGAAAAAATTTTGGCTGACTTTCATACAGGTAAATTTTCACAAAGGGAGCTAGCAAAAAAATATGGTGTATCAAATGGCACTGTGGCTAATTTACTCAAAGGATTAACGCCAAAAAATGAGCACTTAGTGGAAGCTCAAATAACGCTATTGTCGGCACAAACTCAAAAATCAGAAATAGAAATGAGCAGTATTTTGAGCACTGCTAAAGATGAAGCATATAATCGCGGATTAATATTTAATGCTACTCAAAAAAATCTTAATCGAGTGATGGACATGCTAGATAAAAATACTAAGTTTGAAAAAGTAGGTGTTGGTGATGGTGTACAAAATTTCGAACCAGTGGAGCTTAATGCAAACGACTATAAAACACTGCAAGATATGATTGATAAGGCTAGTTTAACGCTTGGGGTTAATCAAAGAGTTGCTGCAACACAGATCAATAATGCAAACGTGCAAAGCGAACAAAAGATCATAATCGAGCGAAAGGAGCTAAAAGGTGATGAGTGAAGCAACTCTGAGCCTAACCTATACGCCGTGGCAAAAGGAAGTTTTTTTTGAGAATACCGCACGCTTTACAACGATAGAGAAAGGTCGGCGTGTAGGATTTACCAAAGGCATAGCAAACGCTACTATCGAGTGGCTTTTAGAGGGTAAAAAAGTGCTTTGGGTAGATACTATCACATCAAACCTACAAAGATATTACGAGCGTTATTTTTTGCCTGAGCTAAAGGCTCTACCAAAAGAGCTTTATAAATTTCATGCACAAGATAAAAAACTAAGTATTGGCGAAGGCTACCTTGATATGAGAAGTGCAGAACGCCCAGAAAATATCGAGGGCTTTGGCTACGATATAGTGATCCTAAACGAAGCCGGTATTATCTTAAAAGATGCCTACCTTTGGGACAACGCCATAAGGGCAATGCTACTGGATAACCCAAAATCAAGAGCATTTATAGGTGGCGTGCCAAAAGGGAAGAACCGCTTTTATGATCTTGCAAAGCGTGGTATGAGCGGAGATAAAGACTGGAAAAACTATCAAATATCAAGCTTTAATAATCCACTACTTAAAAAAGAACAAATAGACGAAATGGTGGCAGAGCTTGGCGGTATAGATAGTGACGTAGTACGCCAAGAGATATACGGCGAGTTTTTAGACACAACCTCAAACGTGCTATTTAACCTTGCGCTAATTGAAAATGCATTTAGTACGCAGATGTCAAACGAAAAAGCTAGCATTGTTTGGGGACTAGACGTGGCACGTGAGGGTGATGACGAAAGCGTGCTTTGTATTAGGCAAGGATATGGCGTTACAAACTTTTACACTTTTAGGCTTGATAGCGTAACTGCTTTAGCAAGAGAGGTTTTTGGCATTTATGAGAGAAGCGAAGAGAAGCCAGACGCTATTTTTATTGATAGTGTTGGTGTGGGTGCTGGAGTATTTGATACCTTAGTGGATTTTGGCTTGCGTGGGATAGTCAGAGAGGCAAAATTTTCATACAAGGCAACAAATGAGAAGCTTTACGCCAACAAGAGAGCGGAAGCGTATTTTACACTCAAAGAGAAATTTAGGCTACTTAGCATCGTGCCAAATGACAAGTTAAAAAAACAGCTTAGTACTATTAGTTTTTATTATGACAAAAAAGAGCGCTACTTGCTTTTACCAAAAGAAAATATCAAAAAGGAGTTTGGCTTTAGCCCTGACTTGGCGGATGCTTTAGCATTGACGTTTTTTGATCCACTGCCAGCAAAGATTAACACGATCAACTACGACGACGGAGGCCTTTGGTGAAAGAGTGTCAAAATTGGGTAGATTTGAGAAAGCAAATCGAGTATATTTCAGAAAGTATCGACGTAGAGCTAATTAGAAAGGTGGCAACACTTGATGATGAGGCTTTGCGTCTTTGTTTTTGTGTGATGATTTGTGAGTGGCTTAAGGGGGCAAAGTTTATCCCTACAAAACAAGCCAAAATCTGTCTTGCTAAAGCCCTGAAAGAAAAAGGGGTGAGTAAAAAAAGAGTGAGCGAGCTAACAAATATCAGCATAAGCACAATTTACAGATTAGGACATGACAATGACAAACGATGAAAGAATAAGCTACCTTGAGGAGTTGGTGCAAATAGCTTATAATGGCTACTCAGAATATAAGCCATTTTTTGACAAGCTAAACGATGCCTACTTGCTTGTGCTTGAAAGCGAGCAATACAACAGCCTAAAAGAGCGAAATAAAAGTAAAAACTACATACCAAAGCTAAACTCAAAAGCAAAGAGAATATATGACGGCCTCACTGAAACTTATTTTAACAATGATACGTTTGCTAAGCTAGAGCCTTATATTAATTCAAGCCACGACGTGATCGACAAGTGGCAAGAGGCGCTAAATTTCTATTGCGACAAGATAAATTTGTATAAGATTTTTTCGCCTATCTTTTTAAAAGCTGCTTTTAGCCCTAGCTCAGTAGTAAAAGTGTTTTGGGGGAAAGATGAAGCAAAGATAGAGGAAATAGACATAAATGACATCTATTTTGATCCTGATGCAAAAAATACAGACGACATCCGCTATATCGTGCATAGAATTTACCTCACTACAAACGACATAAAGAAGTTAATTAAAAATAAAACTTTTAAACAAATCGATCTAAGCGAGAACAGACCTTACGAGAGAATTTGTCTAAATGAAATATATGAGCTAAACGACGATAAATGGAGTGTTAGCACTCTTTATGATAGCGAGCTACTAAGAGATAAAGTAGAGTTAAAGGACGGACAGCCATTTATTTTTGGCTATATGCTGCCACAAACAAAACGCAACACCGATAAAATGTTTGTTTGTGCTTATGGTGAGCCAGCTCTTGCCTCGCTTTTGCCTTTGCAAGACGAGCTAAACGCAATCAGAAACTCAATTACTGACGTAACAAGAAACCAAGCAACGCCAAAAATCATTTTTAACCGTAGTGCGAGCATATCAAGAGCTGATTTAGAGCGCCCAAGTGGTGCAATTTTTACTGATAGCCCAGCAGACATAAAGATAGTACCGCCTGGTGACATCAACGCCTCAATGGCAACACTTCAAGTGATCGAGCAGGAGATGAGCGAAGTAAGTGGAGTAAGCCCACAGCAAAATGGAGCACCAACAACTAGGCAAGAAACAGCGACAATGGCGTCAATTATGGCAAATGAAGGTAGCGTAAGGCTTCAAGGTTATATAAGAACCTACAATGAGACCTTTTTTGAGCCTATTTTTGAACGCCTTGCTTTTCTTGTTTGGAAATATGGCAACCCATTATTTTTTGCAGGGTTTAATCGTGGTGAAGTGCCGAGTTTTAATATCAATCTAAACACAGGTATAGGAGCGCTAAATAAAGAGGTGCAAAAGAAAAGCCTAATGGATGCTAGCCAAGTAATAGCAGCTCAATTTGGCATGTGCTTGCAACTTCAGGACGGCGAGGGCGCAAATAGAATGAAAGAAGCAAACGAGAAAATCTTACTTGAGCTTCTACCACTATATGGAATAAAAGACCCAGAGAATTTTATCGGAAAGGAGAGTGAGCTTGCTAAACAACTTAAGCCACAGGCTATTTTGCCAAGCGTGGCAGAGCCTATCGCAGAAGCAGGAGCTTTACCAGCTAACGCAATGCCAAGCGTTTAGGGATTTTTCAGAATATCTATTGGGGTTTTATGCGGCAAGTGTGACCGCTAGCCAAAACGATAAAAATAGCGATGAAATGAGGTTAAGGGCGATCGAAAATATAAAAACTTTAGAAAGCCTTTTAAGTTTTTTTGAAAATTACAAAGAGGAGTAATAAATGACAGAGCAAGAAGCACTAAACGAATTAGTAGGTATCGTAAATGGTGACGAGCAGGCAGAGCCTGAAACAAACGAAGTGGCAGAAGAACCACAAGAGCAACCAGTAGAGCAAGCGGCAGTGGCGCAAGAGCCAAAGAAAGAAGAGCTTAGTATCGAGGCTATTAAACAAGCAATGGCTGAGGCAATGGCAGCAAAAGAACAGCCACAAGAGCCAGCACAGCCACCGCTTGACCCTGAAAAACAAGCTTTGCTTGATAGCTTAGGTCTTGGAAATCTTGACGCACTAAAAGCTCAAATGGATCAAATCTCACAAGCACAAGCGGCACAAGCAGAGGAAGCAAGGCGACAAGCGGTCTTTGATAAAAACCTAGCAGAGTTTAAAAAAGACTACCCAACTATTCGCCCTGATGATCTAGCAGAGTTTGCAAAAGCTCACGGCATGAGTGATCTACTTGGTGAAAATTATGTGGGCTGGAAAGCAGTCGCAATGGGAATGATCAACGTAGCAAAAAGCAAAGAGAAGCCAGACGAAATTTTAAGTGGCTCAAATGCAAGTAGTGAGCTATCGGCGTTTGATAGAGCCAAAAAAGGCGAGAACGTGAGCGACGTAGAGTATGGCGCAGAACTTTTAAAACTAGCAGGACTATAAGGAGCATAAAATGGTAGGAACTGAAAATGGCGTACTTGGAAATATTTTTAGCTGGCTTGGCGGTCAAAGTGGTGGAGATAAAAACGGCGTAGGTGGCACACCTAACTGGCTAACAGCTTTAGGAACTGGTGGTGCGTTATGGAGCGCTTATAACCAAAGTAAAATGGCAAAAAAAGCATTTAACCTAAACAAAGATGCTTACGACTTTAACAAGATGCTTTCACAAAGGCAGCTACAAAGAGAAAATCAAGCAAATCAAAATTTAGTCAATGCTTGGAACGCATCAAACTTTCATAAACAACAAGAGGACGAGGCTTATTAATTTAAGCCTCACAAAAAGGAGCAAAAATGCCATATTTTAACCCTAACAAGGTAGATTTTAACTATAACACGAATACAATAGACGCAGTAGGCGCTACTGGTAGAGCTTTATGGGATATTTATCAAGACAGCGTAAGAAACAATTTCACTAAACAAAAGCTAGCAGAAGAGAATAGATCAAATTTAGCAACCGAGCAACACAACATAAATAAACTAAACGAAGATATTCGCCATCACACAACAACCGAAACTGAAACGGCAAATAACAACTCTATAATGCAAGGGCTAAGACGTGATGAGATAGGCATAAAGGGACAAGAGCTAGGGCTAAAAGCAAATAAATACCAAAATGATGCCCTCTATAACCATCTAATGGCAAACGTTGCTTTGCAAAACGCAAACACAAATGCAAATAGACTTAATTTTGACGTGCAAAAATATAATAGTGGGCTAAATGATGATGGGCTAGAAACAAATTTAGCCTTTGATACAGCAGGATTTACTTTACCTGAGAGCATAAAAGATCAAAGCCCACAAATACAAACTAGATACAAAAAGGCGATTTTAAATATCAATAATCCAAAAAATGGGATAAGTGCCTTGCTTGGCGATAACGCAGGGCTAAATGCAAATATCGCGATAAAGAAAAAACAACCAACACAAAAAGAGAGAGACGAGATAGCGGGGGTTTTTAGTGTATTAGATCAAATAGTTGATGCAAAAAATAGTTTTACTGGTGGCGAGCAAGGTGGCATACAAAATTTAGGTCACTTTATAGCTAAAGGGTTTAATGCCCAAGACCCAAAAACCGAGATGTTTAAAAATAAAATAAATTACATAAGGCAAGCGGCAAAAGATTTGGTGGGCTCAGGTAAGATTTCGAATATACAATATCAAGACTTAATGGAGGTCTTGCCAAGTGCTAACTCTTGGACTGATACAAGCTATAAAGTAGATAGTGACGGCAGTATAAATAGGGGACTATCACAAATCACAAACAAGATACAAGCATTAAAAGATAGTGGGATAGATACAGAGGATATTGAAAAAACAGCAGCACAAAAATATAAATATTATTTTGATAATGGCTTTTTCAATGATAATTTTAGAGAGTTTGACGCAAGTGGCAAACGTATAAATAAAAGCAAACCGCAAGCACCACAAATGCCACAAGAGGGGCGAAGTTTAAAGAGTGAGAGAAACAATACACAAAAAAACTATGTAGATGCTGACGCACTTGGCATAAGTTTTAGATAGGAAAATAAAAAATGGCTTGGATAAAAATACCTGAAAATAAAAGTGAAATGCAAATAGGTGGTAACTGGATAAAAATACCAAGTGGGGCAAAAGAGGTCGAGATACCTGATAATATGCTAACTTCTCAGTCAAAAAATGATGTAGCAACTTATGCGCCACCAGCACCTGATATGAGTAAAGCAGTAGATGCCACACCAAAAGAAAAGACGTGGTACGAGAAAGTTGGCGAATTTGCGGATAAAATCTCTCCAGTAAATGTCATAAAAGGCGTTGGTAAAGAGCTTGGCGGAATGCTTGATTATTATCACTATGACGGAGCGAGTGGTGAAGAATTAGAAAAGAAAAAGGCAACTGAAGCACTAGCAAGAGCTAAACATGCAGGCGATGATAGAAATATTTTATCTCAAATGGCAGGCTATGAGGACAAAGAAAAAGCGGTAAAGGATAGAACAGAAAATTTACTTTATAACTGGGCTACAAAGAATAATTATGATGATGTGAGGGAGGCAAATGGCAAATATTATCTTCAAAAAGGGGATAAATTTATCCCAGTAGATGAGCTAGGTATTGGTGATAGTCTTTCAACATATCTAAATGAAATGGGCGTACCTATGGGAGCGATAAGCGTAGCTTCTGCTCTTGTGCCAACCAAAAAACTAAGCACAGCACAAAAAGCCATAAGCACAGCACTAGCAACAGCTGGAGCAAGTGGAGCTGGAGCGGCTATGGATTTAATGGCTGATAAAAGAATACTTGGCGATGAGACGATAAATAGCGATGATTATTTAAAACACGCCTTACGTGGAGCAAGTGATGATGCTTTGATTTCAGGCCCACTTGCAACAATGGCATCGCCAGCAGTAAAAGAAGCACTTAAAAAAGGAGTTAGCAAGGCTAGTGATTATTCGATAGTAAAACCAATTTTTAGATATTTAGTAAATGACAATATCGGCGGAGCACAAAAAGCAATTGCGGATAAGCTAGGTGGTGAAGCAAATGTCGCGGTAGCACAAAATTTATCCAAAGAAGCTCTTGATGAAGATATGTATAAAGCTCTACTAAATGACGATAAGACTTACACTTTACCAAACGTTGGTAATGAGAAGGTGCAAAAAGGCATCAACTATGTAAATGAAAAAATTCTCGCTCCAGCTCAAAAAGCTACAAGAAATATAATAAAAGGCGACAAGATAAAAGAGCAAGAGATGGATTTGCTTTTAACTGCTCTTGGCAATGACGCAAAGGGAGCTGAGATAATCGCTAACACAGTAGCCAATGATCCAAAAAGCTTTTCTAAAATTTACAAGATGTCAAGCGATTTTAATGAAGATGCCAAAAATACCATCTTAAATATGATAGATAAGAAAAAGACCGCTGACATTTTAAGCGGATATGAAAAACGCACAAAAGATAACTTTGGCGAGGTTATCAATGCACTTGATGATGCATTTAAAGGCAAAGAGGCAAGTGCAAATTTACTTAGCGTAAAAAGAGAGCTTGGCACACAAGCATTAAGACTGCCAGCAGGGTATAGAGATAGCACCTTGGAGCTATTAGGAAATACCAAAGGCTTTAAAGGGCTTAATGAAGTAAGAAATGTGCTAAGTGCTGATATGGCAAGGCTAACTGCTCCTGATGCTATCACAGCAGGCACTAAAAAGACGCTTGGCAAGATGATAGAAGCAGTAGATAGTGCAATAGATAACGTAGCAGAGCAGACGTTTAATAATAAAGCTCTCTCTCAAAAAGCAAAAGATGTGTTAAAGCAAGCAAGAAGTGAATACGCACTATTTAAAGAGCTTCAAAACTCTAAAATTTACCATGATGTAATGGGCGAGCTAAAAAGTGGTGGCGATATAACAAACTCGCTTTTAAAGGCACTTAATGCTGAAAACGGACTTGATTTTAAAGCACTTACATCTAGGCTAAGCAGTAGCGAACAAGAAGCCTTAGAAACAAACCTAATACGTGGTGTTATAGAAAAATTTAGTAAAGACGGCATAACTGATTTTTCTAAAGTAACTAGTGCCTTAAAAGATGCTCCATTTGAGAGCAAAAGAGCTATACAAATAATGGACGAGCTAAATAAAAAAGCCCCTATATTAAATAACACTTCATCGCTGCTTGAAAAACTAACAGCTATAAATCCAAAAGCCAAAGAGCTACAACAAGGCATAGGACATTCAGTAACTGGCGCACTTATGACGATGAAAAGAAATTTAGCCATTGGAAGGTTAAAGTCTCTACTGCCAATACTTGGAAATGATACAGCATTAAAAAATCATATAAGAAATGCAATAAATAATGCAGGTGATCTAAAAAGCGTGATTAACAGCCTTGAAAAAGTAGAGATAAAAGACGCTCCACAAAACTCACAAAAACTACTAGAAGCTTTTAAAAACGAGGTAAAGGCATTAAGAGATGAAATACAAAACACAGAGACAAAAGGCGATGGTTTTGTCACAAAAGAAAGCCCAGCACCAAAGAGTGATTTAAATGTAAAAATGGATTTAGCCCTAAACGTAAGGGATTTATCAAAGATAACAACTGAAGAAATAAGCGCTGATTTAGATTATCTAGCTAGCAAGCACCCAGAAATGTTTAGTAAGCCAAGCGATGTTTTTAGGCTAATTAAAGAGATAAAAAATGAACCAACGCATTTTTTTAATAACAATAGACTAGACTATGCTTTGATAGTAAAACGAATGGACGAAAACAAAATTGGAAAGCTTGCGATCGATAAAGAAAGTGGCGAAGTAAAACATGCAACAAAAGTAAAAGAAAAAGATTTGAAACGCCTTGATAAAGTTAGTAGGGAGAATTCTAAAGATGCTGGCATTATCCAAACTTTCATCCAGCCAGGCAGCAAATCAAATAGTGAGCTTGGGCTACCAAAAGAGATTATACCAAAACAAACACAAGAAGAGTTTAAAAAGCTTTTAAATGAATATGATGTGGATAAGTTTTTAAGTGATAGAGAAAATATATTGGCTAAAAATGCAAAATATGGCAGAAATAGAATAGCTGATAGAAATATTGAAAGCAACGACGGAGTTGGAGGCTGGGAGTATAAGCTAACTCCAGNGAGATGAAGTAGGGGGCGGTTTTGTCAATGAAGAAGCAAAAAATAACGGATTATCAGATAGCGTTTCTGATATCGGCGATAATGCAAGCCGAACAGGAGAACGACAAGGAGACGATGAGGAAATATTACGCAAAGGCGGACGCAATACTTCAGGCACTAGCCAGACAAAGCGGACAGCCCAGAGCAATGAGCAAATGGAGCAGCAACCAGCCTTTAAAACAGATGGCGATACTGATGCCACAGCTGCAAGCAAGCAAATGGTGGAAGAACAAGGAAGCGGCGATAATGAGATAAGCGGACATGTAGGGCAAACACAAGAAGAGTATAAAAAGCTTGTAAATGAATATGATGTTGATAAATTCTTAAGCGATAGAGAAAATGTATTATCTAAAGATGCAAGGCATGGAAAAAATAGAATAACTGACAGAACCATTGAAAGCAACGATGGAGTTGGCGGCTGGGAGTATAAGCTAACTCCAGCAGGTTATGAAAAAAACTATAAGGCGGATTTTTTAACTACAAAAGCTGACGTTGCAAAGATAAGAGCTGGCAAGATGGATGAGGCTACCTTTAATAAACTAAAATCTGATCTTGAAAGCAGTGATGCACTAGGTTATGAGTATAAAAAAGGGAGTGAATATGCTGATATGGAAGACTTTGA